ATAGACATTCCCAAATTGAACAATTTCGTTGGGGGGTAAGGGGGGTAGAGTAGTATCTTTTAGATTAGATATAGAGACATAGTTATATTGCTTGGTTTTTGCTTGAGCAGGTGCTTGAGCAGGTGCTATATCATCTGGTTCAGCACGTGCTTGAGCACTTGCTTGAGCACGTGCTTGACCGCCCTTCTTACCAGCATATGATTTTTTGCTTCGCAATTCTTCAATCTCTTGCTTGCTTTTGTTGTAGTCCAGATAGTCGTGAATTTGATAACCGCCAGGAACGCGATCCCACAATCCCGCTCTGACTAACGATTCAACCGCTTTTTTTGGCTGTCGCTGGAATGCGTTGAAAGCAACTGTTTCGATGTCGGTGTCTGAAATGAAGCCGTCCGTTAGATACTCGTTACAAAAACCATTGCCAGCAATGTAAAGGAACGCCGCGTCTTTACCAGCTGCCCTGACTTTTGGATTAGTCCAGAAACTGTAATCAGTGTTTGTGTATGCCATCAGAACAGCCCCATTTGCGGTGCTCTATCGAGCTCCAATCGAGCCGGTAACTGTGCCTGTTCGATTGCCTTTCGGCGTGCTCTCAACTCATTCTCACGGCTCAACAGTTCATTGGCAACGTGCCAGCGTTCCTGCTCATTCTCGATGATCCAACGCCCCGCTTTGCCAGCGTGAGCACCAATAGGCCAACCGTGCTCCTTGACCAACACTTCGAGGATGTCTCGTACCTGGCGTTCACCTAATCCACTTCGTGAGACAAGCGATTCCAGCCTGACAGCGTTTTCTTCGCCAACGTGGTCGCTCATACAAGCGGCAACCAGGCGGATGTCGGCTTCCTTGATTTCAGCAGATTTCATGCGGTAGTAGTCGCTGGGATTCATGCCCGCCTCACACTCACGCTTGCAGAACCTTCACTCCGGAATACCTGGATTTCAGGGTGGGCTGCGGCGTAACCGTCCAGGGCTTTCGTATCCCAACTCACGCGCGGTTTGGACCATACAAACTGGTGATATGTACCCTTGACCGTCCTGCCTGCTTGCAAAACTTCCGCCTTAATATCGGATTCCAGTGCGGATTTTTCTTGCGAAAGTTGCTCAATTTTTGGATCAAATTCTGCGTCAATTTCTGCGAGTTTTTCTTTGATTTCCGGCGTCAAAACTTGATCAATTAGTGATTGTTTTTCTTGATTAATCAGGTCAATTCCTACACCTAAATCTGAATATTTTTCAATCTTTTCGTAAATGTCCATCTCAATCTTTCTGCTGGTCTACCAAGCCGGCCAGCAGGCTTCGCGGGAAAAGGAGGAGGAAACCCGCGCCTAAATTTCTTTGTTAGCGCGCGCTTTGAGAATGACACCGATAGCCTGTTTCTTTTCCAGGTATTCGGCGCGTTTCTCGTCGTCCAAACCGTTCTGCAAGCCCTTGTTGATTCCGATAATCATCGCTTGCAACTTGTCGTTGGGAATGTCACCGTAACTTACGCCTTCGCTATTCTGGACTTTCATTGCGCGTTCAATGGTCATCGGATCGTCAACTGATTTTTCTTTCGGCAATGCAACCCGGGTCGGCTTGCGTTCCGGTTCAACTTTATTGCCGTCACCGTCTTCGTCTGAATAGATACCAAGTATTGAAGCGAGAGAATACCGGCGCAAGTAGGTTACAATTGAACCTGCAACCTGTGCGCTGGATTTGCCTTTTTCTTCGCCGACTGGCATTGAGATAGAACTGCTGATCCATTCGCCGGATGTATGCATTAGCACGGTTTCAACGCCAGCCACGCCCTCTTCGCCAAAAGTGAGTTGACTGACTGACAAACCGTGCTTCGCGATTACGGGTCGCGCCCCCGCTATAATCGCGCCTAAACTGGCATAATCGTTTTTGAGAAACGGATTCTTGCTGTCAAACTTGATAGCAGGCATTTCCGCTTGTGCCTTAGATAAGGCTGCTGATAAGTTCTGAATTGATTCTGACTTGTTCATTTTGCTCCTTTGCTCTCTTGATGATGTCTTGCATTGCGGATATTTCAGTGTCGTTTTTTTCGATCTCCTTTCTAACGCATTTGTACTCAGGGCTGTTCCGATCTAACTCGGACAACTCTCCCCACAGGGACTGGTTTTCCTTTTTGAGCTGGAAAATGTAGTGTTCGCGATAGTTGTTAGTCATCTCACCCTCCGCTCTCGGATCGTCTCGATAATGCCGGCTGCAAGTGCGCCCAGGGTTATCGGGATGCATATGATTCCAAAACCTACAAGAAACTCAAACATTGTTGCTCCTCTCTAAAATGGAATTGAATCGTCATCGTCCATTGGACCGACTGAAAACGTGTTCAGACAGTCCAAACAGGTGTACGTCCACGGGTCGCCCTGCCTCTCCACGAGATAACTCTCGCAGTTTGGGCAGGTGATCTTGGATTGCGGATTTTCTGAATCTTGCTGGATGAGGTGTAAATCTGATCTATCGTACATATGCTCCTTTTCTGATATTAATCTTTTAATTTTAGGTAATTCTTATTTTTGTATTGATTATACACAATTATGAGCAGATGTCAAGCGTTTTGTGCACCAATATTGAAATTAGTCTCGCGATTGCGTATAATCTATACAAACAAGTAGTTTGTTTTAGATGGGATGTGCTATGGATAATTTGAAGGATTGGTTAGATAGCCGCTACCTGAAATGGCAACAGGAAAACGGCAGAATTTCTATCCGTAAATGGAGCAAAGTACTGGGTATCAGTTACTCATTGCTGAACAATATGATGGCAGGGAATAACACGGGCACGACAATGCAGACCGCTTACCAAATAGGCGAGCGGCTCAATGACTTCAGTATTTTGGAGTTACTGGGTTATCCCGTGCCGGATGCCCCCCTGACTGGATTCACGAGTGAACAGCGCGAATACATTTTGGACTTTCTGGAAAGGGTGAAAGTTGCCTTAGACGGCTTGCCCCCAGAAGAACAGGACGCGAAACTGAAAGATATGCTGGATTCTGAAGGTTGGGTTGATAGTGTAAGCGACTGAAACGGTTGTTGTTGCATACTTGCCCTCCAAGTGTAATTGTAAAGCAAAAACAAAAATAACAGCATAAAAATCGACAAAAATGGCAATTGTGCAATTATAGCACATATGTTCTAACTGTGAGAGGTGGAAATTGGAAAAGAAAATAAAAACGCAAGATGAGGTTATGTCTGAAGCGCTGAATCTGATTTCAGACATTGGCGATGATGTTGCCACAATCAAAGGTTGGGTGACGTTTATTGGAATTATCGTATTGATCACTCAACTTTTCGGATTACTGGCAAGTTGTGGGGTGCTATGACACCCGATGATGACGATGACTCACTCGACATGGCAACCGCGCTGAAGATCATGGCGTTGCTTGCGGTGATCTATGCGATTTTCGAGTTGACATAGGTTACTGGCTTATTGTAGGATTTACAGACAACTTAACAGTTTTCAACGAGTGGCTCTCGTCTCCGTGGCCTAATGGATAAGGCACTGGCCTCCGAAGCCAGCAATCTGGGTTCGAATCCCAGCGGAGATATATGTGTTGCCGATTTACTCGATGGGGACATGCTCACAAGGTCAAGATCACATGGCGCACAAGGTTTATAGTCACTGGCTTATCGAAAAAACGCATGAAAATGACAATATTCCGCGCTGGTTTGACGCGTTCCTGATTGACCGCAAAGCGCAAGGTTTGGCAGCTGGAACGATTGAATTTTATGGCTGGAAATTGCGCCTGATTGACCGTTTTTTTTATACTCAGGGAATCTCGAATGTGAACGAAATCACACCTGACATAATCCGGGCAATGATGATCAACCTGGAATCGTCGCATACGCCCGGCGGTGTGCACCAGGTCTATCGTGTGATCCGTACATTTTTGCGCTGGTACGCAATCGAAGCAGAGCCCGACAATTGGCATGATCCGCTTGCCAATATCAAGCCGCCGCGTCTGTCTGAGATTCCGCTATCGCCTGTTACAACTAATGACGTGAAGAAACTCATTGCCGCGTGCCCTGATACTTTCACTGGTAATCGGGATAAGGCTATATTCTTATTCTTATTGGATACTGGTGTCAGAGCAAGCGAGTTGTGCGCCTTGAACCGTGAAGACGTTGACGAAATCGAAGGCTCGGTACAAGTGAAGAATGGCAAGGGCGGCAAGTCCAGAATCGTTGTAATGGGTAAAAAGACGCGCAAAGCCATGAGGGCGTACTTGCGATCACGCTCCGATGATGATGACCCGTTGTGGCTTACCGATGACGGTGACCGTCTTAGTTATGCAGGGTTGAACCATATGCTCGAACGGAGGGCAAAACAGGCTCGTATTCCAAAGCCAGGTCTTCACGACTTCAGGCGCGCATTTGCCCTCAATTGTTTGCGTAATGGCATGGATATTTTCAGCTTGCAGCGGCTCATGGGTCACGCCGATCTGCAGGTTATGCGCCGCTATCTGGCACAAACCGATGATGATTTGCGTGAGGCTCATGCGCGTTCATCACCCGTTGATAACGCGATGTAGGCATTTACTCACAAACGCAAGCAAAATCGTTTTTTGGGCGGTTTTTGCGCCTTTCAGGGCGTTCTACACAATTGTGAGTATAACAAAAAGCACCCGCATTCAGTAGGTGCTTTTGACCCTTTCGGGATTTAGCCTGGTATCCTTGCGGACAGAGCAGTGACGGTCGTGCTCTCCAGTCAATTGAGTAAAACTCAATTAAGTGGAGGTGGTAAATAGTGAATCTCCAGTGGAGGTGAGCGGAGTCGAACCGCTGTTAAGAATAAGCAAGCCTATTCTCGATACCCGTCACCCCCCGATTCAGTTATAACTGCAAATAGGCGTTATTGAGGTTGCAAGTGCAACAACTCTTCAGCCCACTCAACCGCC